TGGAAGGCCCCTCAGTTCAACAATACAGTTGACCTGCTTATCAAAGGCTATAGGTATCAATGGCGAAAAACCGGAGACACTGAGTGGAGTGATGTTGTCACAGTGCAGGCGACCACGGTCGAAATTCCTTTGCAAAACCATGTGTTTGGCAACAGTTATCAGGTTCGGGTGGCGACTGTAAACCGACTTGGCAGCCAGTCTGAATTTGTCAGCTATGACGTTGACCCCTTCCCGCCGATTCCAGATCTAAGCGCACCAGAGTTTGGGGCGACACTAACGCACGCAAGCCAGCCTGACGGCACGCATTTGCTGATTGTGGATTCTGGGACGTGCCCAATCCCTGAACGAATCAATGGCTACAGGTGCTGGGTAAAGCCTAAAACCTTGACTACGGGTGAGATTCCAGGCGTAAAACCACCCAACGCGGAGGGTTGGTATTTCTTGGCGGATATTCCTCTTACTGGTTATTACACTCAAGCGTTCCACGCACCAGACACTTACGACGTGCGTGTCAATTTCACAAGTAAAATTTTTGGCGAAGAACCGACTGATTACATATTCGATCTTGTCGAACGCGAAGAAATTACGCCGCCAACACCAAGCAATTTTGGGGTCGTAGAAAACCAGAAAAGCGACGGAAAGCGTTTTAGCTGGCAGCTTCCGCTAAGTATCTATGGGAGCTGGGACCAAAGCGTAGTTTCAGACGTTATCGCGTATCAGGTCAGATTTAAAAAAGGAACACTGGCGACCAACGTCGTTGAGTTTGATGTCAGCACCGATCTTATTTCAATCAAGACGGGCACTGTCATCGGCACAAAAGTCAACCAGCACTTATTTGACATTGGCGACCAAGTTAAATTTGCCGCTTCATCAGGAGCCTTGCCCACGGGCATTGTGGATGGCACTACTTACTTTGTTGCCGCTGATGGTTTTTCAAGCGTTGGCTTCAAGGTAAGTGCAACAAGCGGTGGTGCTCCTATCAGCCTAAGTGGTACTGCAACTGGCACTTACAACGTGGCTGGTCCTGCTAGCGCTAAGCAACGACTTGATTTGCAGGCGTCTTGGTTCGCGGGTATTGAATTAGCTTCTGGCGGCTTGCCTGCACAGCAGCAGTGGTTTGAAACAAGTTTGTTCGACAAGGACACTTGGTGCGTCATGGTTAAAGCGGTTGACGCCACTCAGTGGCGCTCAGATGTCCCGGCTTTTGTGCTGGTAAACATTGGAGCGCCTCCTGTTAGCAACGCAGTTCAATCTATAAACGCTAAAACTCAAGCGCCAGGCAACTGGCCAGGGGTGAAAGACAACTGCGAAGTCAGTGGCGGCAACCTTGTTCAAACCAACCCAGAGCTTGACAGTATTTTTACTTGGAATTTTGACAACAATAACCTGGAGAGTTCACTGTTACTTGACACAACATCTACTGCAACTTATCAGCATAAGTTGGTTGCGCTGACAGGCAACCCGCTCTTTGTAGACCAGGAAAATGACTCGGATATTTTCCTTGAAGACAAGCCTCTGATTATTGATGTCGCCAATAACAGTTTCTCGCTTCAGCAAAACGGCGCCACTATTAGCCACGGCTTAGTTTTGAATGACACGTTTGAATTTATAGTCGTCACAGGAGCTGCCCCAACTGGCGTTGTGGCTGGCACGACTTATCACGTTGTTGCCACTGACTTGACGGACACAACCTTTAGAGTCGCGACAAGCCAAGGCGGCACAGCAATCACCCTCAGTGGAACCGCTAGTGGCACGTATGCCGCAAGAGGTTTCCAGATCCTTGCTGAACAAAGATTTTATTCAGATGTTGAACTGGCAGAGGGAGGGATTGTTCACCCCTACGCACCATTCGAGAAATTGCTGGGGGATGTTTACAGGGTTGAAACGACCTTCAAGAGCCCTGATGGGGGAATAACCGCTGGCAACATTACTGAACTGACAGCGCAGCTGGACTATCCAGACGTGATTGAAAAGCAAAATGATGTGGCCATCTCAAACGCGGCCAGTGGAACGGCAATTCCCCTCGTGAAGCCTTTCAGAGGCATTTCAAGTGTGAGCATCACGGCTTTGCAAACGACAACGAATCCCAATGTGGTGACTGCTGTCGTTAAAGCAAAAACCACTAGCTCGGTTACAGTTAGTTGTCTGAACTCCAGCGGCAACCCTGTTGCGGGGGAAGTTGACATCACGGTGATTGGTTTCTAATGGCTGACGCACGCATTTCCCAGCTGCCCTCGGCTAGCACGATCTCAGCCAATGACGTGCTTCCCTTTACCAGCATCAGCGCAAGCGAAACTCGGCGCATCACCGCTAACAGCCTAGGTTTAGTTCTGACACAACTTGGATTAACTGTTGGCTCAAGCGCCCCCACTAACCCTGCGCCGTATAACGGTCAGCTTTGGGTAGACACCAGCACCAACCCGCCAGTCCTAAAAGTCTTTAACGGCGCGACGTTTACGATTGTCAGCTTTTTGCCTGGCTCTTCAATCTCTACCAGCCCTTCAAGTACTGCGCCAACTTCGCCAGCATTGGGCCAGCTGTGGCTTGATACAAGCCAAACACCTGATGAGCTGAAGGTTTACGACGGCGCTGCATTTGTGCGTGTTGACCCTCTGGGCATCACAGAAGCCGATGGCGATGCACGATATTTGAAGATTACAAACGCCAACGCTAATTTTCTGCAGTTGGCAGGCGGGACGTTGACAGGCAATTTGACGCTTGTTGGTAATCCCACGACGAACAACATGGCCTCCAATAAGGCCTACGTTGATGCACAAATTGCAGGGATTCCGGCAGCAACAGACCTGACTCCTGCTGGGACAATTATTTATTCAGCCAGATCAACTGCTCCTACTGGCTACTTGCACGCTAATGGTGCAGCGATAAGCCGAACAACCTTTGCGACTTTGTTTGCTGCCATCGGGACAACCTACGGCGCAGGCAACGGCTCTACTACTTTCAACGTGCCGGACCTGCGTGGCGAGTTTCTGCGAGGCTTAGACAGTGGCAAGGGGATAGATAGCGGGCGTACTTTAGGCAGCGTGCAAAACGGCCAAAACGCTAGCCACAACCACTCTGTCAGCGGAACGACAAGCACAGCAAGCTTGACAGGCTCGTTCCGTCCTGGCAACCACCAAGGAGCCAACATCGCCACAGGAGTTTTCAGTGATGGTGGCAACGTCGGGGGCCAAGAAGGCCATGACGCCAATAATGGCCGTCAAATCAACTTTAATGCGAACCACAACCACAGTTTTTCAGCCACAACCAGCACCAGCGGCGCTGCCGAGGCGCGTCCACGCAACGTCGCATTGCTCCCCTGTATCAAGACCTAGAGCAGGGCTAAAATTCATTTACTGAACGGCTGAGTCATGGCTGACATCAAAATCACAGACTTGGCGGCGTACAACGTGCCAACCAGCACAGACGTGGTTGCCGTGGTTGACATAGGCAGCAACGTCACAAAGAAGGTCAGCATCGCTGACATGATGGAAAATGCAGGCACCGGAACGGCTGCTGCTCCAAGCATCGCGTTTGATGGAGATAACGACACTGGTTTATTCCTTTCGGCAGACAACACCATTGGTGTTTCAACTGCTGGCGGAGAGCGCTTGAACATAAGCGCAACTGGCCAGTTTGACTTCAAAACAGCAGGAACCAATTCCGCCCCAACAATTGCATTTGCTGGTGATGTAAACACTGGTATTTATCAACCAGCAGCGGACCAAGTAGGCATCACAGCCGGTGGAACGCAAGCATTCGTTGTTGCAGCAACCGGAGTCACTGTCCCAGGGAACCTAACTGTTCAGGGCACGACTACAACAATTGATTCAACCACTTTGACGGTTGAGGATAAAAACATTGAGATCGGCAAAGTTGGCACACCAACTGACACGACGGCTGACGGTGGCGGCATCACCCTGAAGGGCTCCACTGATCACACAATTACATGGGTGAACGGGTCAAGTAGTTGGGACTTTTCTGAGCATGTAAACCTAATCTCTGGCAAAGAATTCAAAATTAACGGCGCTAGTGTTCTTAGTGGCAGCACGCTGGGCAGCGGCGTTACTGCTTCTAGCTTGACAAGCGTTGGAACAATCGCAACCGGCGTTTGGAACGGCACTGCCATTGCGACTGCATACATTGCCAATGATGCAATCAACAGCGACAAGATCGCAGATGACTCAATCAATTCTGAGCATTACGTTGATGGGTCGATTGACACCGCGCATATTGCTGACCTTCAGATTACAGATGCCAAGCTGGCTGCAGACGCTGTAAATGGTACAAAGATTGCCGATGATTCGATCAACTCAGAGCATTATGTAGACGGTTCGATTGACACTGCGCATATTGCAGACTCTCAAGTTACAACTGCAAAGATAGCTGCAGACGCAATAGACGGCACAAAGATTGCCGATGATTCCATTAACTCTGAACATTACGTTGATGGATCAATCGATACTGCGCATATTGCAGATTCTCAAATCACATCGGCAAAAATTGCTGATGACACAATCGTCAATGCAGACATCAACTCATCCGCTGCGATTGCAGGCACCAAGGTTGATGCAGATTTTGGCGACCAAGATTTAACGGTTGATACCGACAGACTTTTTGTCGATGTAAGCGCAAACCGTGTTGGCATCAATTGCACGCCTGCGGTCACGCTCGACATAAACGGAACAGACGCGGTGGCTTTGCCTCACGGGGTGACAACCGACCGGCCAGCCGATGGCGGCAACGCTGCAAACCTGACTGGCTACATGCGATTCAATACGACCACAACACAGTTCGAGGGCCATAACGGCACTGCGTGGGGAAGTATTGGCGGTGGCGCGTCTGGCGGCAGCACAGATCAGTTTGCTTATGAGCACGACAATGTGGTGACGTCGAGTTACACGATTACGGCAAACAAAAATGCGATCAGCGCAGGCCCTCTGACAATCAACTCAGGTGCGGTGGTCACTGTTCCCGCGACTTCCAATTGGGTTGTCGTGTAACCGTGGCTGTAGACCCCTGAGATGGTTGCTGCCTATAATGCGTCTATTACAGAGTCTGAGTCACCCGGACTATGGGCATCAAGTTAAACGGTGCAACATTTGGCTCGGTTGAACTAGACGTTCCCGCAGAGTGCGACGGCAATCTGACGTTTACGCTGCCAGGGCTGCCAGGCGCTGCCAACACAGTGCTCAAGACTGACGCATCAAATAATTTATCTTTTTCCAGTACCACTATGCCAACCAGCGGCACAATTGCCGTTGAAGAGCCCGGCAACATCTTGCAGGTAGTAGAAGGCACTACACAGACACAAGTTGTCACTACTGCTTTGTCATATGTAGATTCTGGCCTGCAAGCCACGATTACGCCAAAAAGCACAAGCAGCAAAATTTTGGTTTTGGTTCACCACGCTGTGCAATGGGCGCTCACTGGTGGCACTACGCAGAACGGAATGGGGTTAAGAGTTCTAAGGGGTACAACCACTGTTTATCAATCGCCTGCTGTTGGCGTCAATCCGTTTGCAAAATACGAAACTTCTATGGGAACGATTATTGATATTTACCCTATTTCGTTTGTCGATTCTCCTAGCACGGCAAGCGCGATCACCTATAAGTGCCAAGGCAGACCATATGCCGGCAACTGCACTCTTACCTTGACCAGAAGTTCCGACGCTATCCCGTCTACATCTAAGATTACGCTGTTGGAGATTAGAGGATGATCAACCCAATCACCAAGGTAGAGGCTCTTAATTCATTGCGCCCTGGAGCTGAATGGGTGCTCCGAGGTGATGTATTGACTTGGATTGACTCGAAGCAGTCAGAACCTACGCCTAGTGACATTGAGGCTGAGATTGTAAGGCTTAGAGAATTAGCCCCTTGGAACGAGCTGCGTGAAAAGCGTGATGAACTGCTGGCTAAAACGGACTACGCAGCTTTGAAGGACACAGAGCTTTCTGACGCTATGAAAAAATATCGTCAGGCTTTGCGTGACTTGCCTGCAAACACGTCCGACCCTGCAAACCCTCCTTGGCCTGAACTGTAATGTCAATCAAGCTAAAAGCAGAGTCTGGCGGCGGTTCCGTCGAACTAGACGTACCTACCTCGGTTAGCTCAGACATAGCGTTGACTGTGCCAGCTACTGCGGGCGAAATTGTTGCTAAAGACGGGAACGGGAATATAGATGTCACTAAGATCAATTCGTTGGCTTACCCAAGCTCAGACGGGTCGGCTGGTCAATTCTTAAAAACCAATGGGTCAGGCTCGCTGTCTTTTGACACTCCGTCAGGAGGCAAGGTTTTGCAGGTTGTCTACAATCAAGAACAACTTACGTCTTCTGTTTCTACAAATAATAGTTCTTGGAGTGAGATTACAGATTTGGCAACTTCTGTTACTCCAGTTGGCACTAACAGCAAGTTTTATGTGCAAGTACGGTGGAATGGAGAGCTATCTTCTACAACTAACTGGGATATGGTATTTGCTGCAGGTACGTCTAATCCACCTAGCCAGCATTTAGGTTTCAATATGGGTACAAATCACCCAGTAGGTTCATCCACTGTTTTCAATCAGTACCATCAAGCAGACGCTAATAGTACACCAGAATCTACTTTCTATAGCCACCTTTTTACAGGCTTAGGCAATTCAACCTTTACTATGAAATTTTTTGTAAGACAATCTGGCAATGTTACAGCCACTCTGTATACGAACCGCACGGTAGGCGACGTCAACAGCGCCCATTATGAACGACTATCGTCATCCATGATTGTCTGGGAGATTGCAGCATGAACCATCAAGCTATCTACAACAAATATCCAGAAGTTGTGCGGATACAAGGCCAAGAAGACGGGTCCTGTATCCCTTACGATAAAGATGGAAACGTAGTAGAGGTAGACGCTCTTATTGTTAGCGACGAGACTATTCGCGTTGAAAGAGAAATGTTTTTTGAGTCGCTTAGAAACAAGCGGAATCGACTGTTATCTGAAACTGATTACCTCGCGCTGACTGATGTTACTATTACAAGCGACATGAAAGCATATCGACAGGCTTTGCGGGATCTACCTGCAAACACTGATGACCCAGCCAATCCTGTTTGGCCTACTAAACCTGGAGCCTGATCATGAGCAAACTTCGAGTCAATCGCATCGAAAACACCTCCTCCACGGACGGTGGAATTGACATCGACAGTAGCGGTCATGTTCAAATTGACGGCGTTCAATTGCCAAACGCTGGTGCGTCAAGCCATCGCAACCTCGTCATAAACGGGGCGATGACAATATCTCAACGCTCTACATCCGTCACTGGCATCTCCAACAGCGATTACAGAACTTGTGACCGTTATAGGATTGGGATCTGGAGTCTTGGGACTTGGAGCATTTCGCAAGACACAGATGCCCCATCAGGATTTAGTCATTCATTAAAACTGATGTGCTCTGTTGCTGATAGCTCGCCTTCTACTGATGACTTTCTGTATATTAAATACCATGCAGAAGCTCAAGATTTGCAGCATCTTAACTATGGCACATCTGACGCTAAGGAATTAACTTTGTCCTTTTGGGTGAAGTCTAATAAAACAGGAAACGCTAGTGTCAGAATCAATGCTCCTGATGGCACTCGTGATTTTGTCAAGGCTTACAACATCGCTTCAGCTAATACTTGGGAGTACAAAACAATAACCATCCCTGCGGATACGGCTGGAACGATAAACAACGACAATGGAGTGGGTTTGTCAATTGGATGGTGGCTCAATAGTGGGCCGGACCTTAGGAGCGCTACGCCTTCGGCTGGGTGGGCTGCGACAAATTTAGCTGCAGTGAATAACAGCAACTTAGGGGTTGGAGGGGCCGTTGATGATTATTTTCAGCTAACCGGAGTTCAATTAGAGTTAGGTTCCAAGGCAACATCTTTTGAGCACCATAGTTATTCCGATGAGCTTCGGAGGTGCCAAAGATATTATCAAATAGTTGCAAAAGCCACTTCGATTACAAACCAAGCATCCTTGGGAACCTTCACTTATTGGGGTGCCAATACACTTTATGGCGCAATTCGTTTCCCAATAGAAATGAGAGCAGCACCATCTTTTGAGCAAAATACTGGCACAGCTTATTACATCTCCTACTCAGCCGGCGCTTCGCAATCAGGCAGCTCATTAAGCATGTTTACCAACAAGAGTACAAGAACGATTGAATTTTACATTACCTTGACCTCCAATGGAGTTACAGGTAGATCAAGTATTTTCAGAACTAATAACGCCAACGCGCATGTTGCTTTGACGTCAGAGCTGCTTTGACGGCACAGAAGTGCGCCTGTAGTATTAGCAGCAGAACTGACTAGGCACTCTCAGCAAAGCAATGACTGTTTCTTACAAACTCTGTAAAGACATCATGACCGGAGAGGTTTGTTCCGTGAACAAAACTTACGAAGGTTCGAATAAAATGGTTGGCATTCCATTGGATGAGGAAAACTGTGATTACCAAGAGTATCTTGCTTGGCTAAAAGAAGGGAACGAACCACTGCCCGCTGATTCCGAATGAAGCGCCCAGACCCGATGATCCCCTGCAAGCCTGGGGCGGAAGACGTCGAAGCGATGGCGAATCGAGTGCTTTGGTTAGACCAGCTTTACGTGCTTGATGGCCGCGACAAGC